AGGTGTTTCAAACCGCACGATTTTACTAGGCATTAGCGCGCAAACTTTGTTCGCTAAGTGTATAAAATGTGCAAACAAGTCCGCTAACCACAAAAGCGGGCGATTGTATCACTAGTTATTGCTGTATGCAGCTGATCACGCGAGTCGAGGCCGCCAAGCTCCTAGGAGTCACCAAGGAAGCGGTTTATGGCGCGATCAAAAAAGGAAGGTTGAGGGTTTACCCGGACCAAAAAGGTGTCCCGATGGTTGATGCTCACACCTTGGTTGAGGAGTGGAACAAGAAAACGCAGCGTCCTGTTTCGACAACCGTCGTCAACAAAGTGACCAATCCTGAGCCGCGAATGAGTCGCACGAAGGAGTACATCCCTGATTACGACGAGAGCAGAGCCAGAACAGAGCATTTAAAGGCTGAACTGCTTGAGATTGACCGGCAGCAAAAGCAAGGCAAGCTGGTGCCAGCTGAAGAAGTTGAGGCCAAGTGGATCGAGATTGTCACGTTGGCTAGGGGCAAAATGCTGGGCATTCCAAGCAAGGCCAAGCAACGTATTCCTGATTTAGATGCTGCGGCTATGAAAGCTTTGGAAGATATCGTGCGCGAAACGCTTGAAGACCTGTCTGGGGAGTCAGAAGAATGAGCAACATCGAACTGCTGGAGAAAAAAGCATTACTTGCGTTCAAGCCACCAAAGAAGCTGACGCTTAGTGAGTGGGCTGATGAAAATGCGTTTTTGTCTGCTGAGTCGAGTGCTGAGGGTGGTCGGTGGAGGACACTGCCATATCAGAAGGGAATGATGGATGCGATCACTGATCCTGCTGTTGAGCAGGTGACGGTGATGAAGTCAGCCAGGGTTGGCTACTCAAAGATTTTGAACCATGTAATCGGATATCACATCCACCAGGATCCAGCGCCGATCATGCTGGTGCAGCCGACGATCGAAGACGCACAGGGATATTCAAAGGAAGAGATCGCGCCGATGCTGCGTGACACACCAGTGTTGAAAGGGCTGGTGAGTGAGGCCAAAGCCAAGGATGGTGCGAACACGATTCTGCAAAAGCAGTTTCCTGGCGGGACATTGAGTTTGGTCGGCGCCAACTCACCGCGTGGCTTCCGTCGTGTGAGCAGACGGATTGTGCTGTTCGATGAGGTTGATGGTTATCCGCCGTCAGCTGGATCTGAGGGTGACCAGATCAAGCTGGGCATCAGGCGTACTGAGTACTACTGGAACCGCAAGATCGTCTCTGGCTCTACACCGACGGTCAAAGACTTCAGTCGGATCCAACGGATGTATGAGCAGTCAAATGCCCAAAGATTTTTTGTGCCTTGCCCACACTGTGGTCACATGCAGTATCTGCGGTGGGCGCAGATCAAGTGGTTTGACGATGATGCGTCGACTGCTTGTTATGAGTGCGAAAAGTGTAATGAGCACATTCCGCACGCTAAAAAGCGTTGGATGGTTGAGCGCGGCGAGTGGCGTGAGACCAAGCCAGGCAACGGGAAGCACGTCGGTTTTCACATTTGGGCGGCGTACAGCTACAGCCCTAACGCTGCGTGGTCGAATCTTGTTGAGGAGTTTTTAGAGGCGAAGCACGACGCTGAGCAGCTCAAGACGTTTGTAAATACGATTTTGGGCGAAGTTTGGGAAGACGAGTACGCAAGCAAGGTCAGCGGCGATTCATTGATGCAGCGTGCTGCTGAGGAGAAATACAAGCAAGGCTCACCACCAGCTGAAGTGTTGTTGCTGACGTGCGGCTGTGACTGTCAGGACGACAGACTGAGCATGAGTGTCTGGGGCGTAGCGCGAGATGAGGAGATGTATTTGGTGGATCGAATTGTTCTTCATGGATCACCGTCCAGGCCGGAGGTCTGGAAGCAACTAGATGAGGTGCTGCAAAATCCCTACGAGACAGAAGATGGGCGCAAATTAAACATTGAGGTTTGCTGCATTGACTCCGGTGGCCACCACACCCAAGAGGTGTATGGCTATGCGCGAGAGCGCGCAGCGATGGGTGTTATTGCCATTAAGGGCATGAATGTCAAGGGCAAACCGCCGTTGGGCAAGGCAAGCAAGGTTGATATCAACTTCAAGGGTCGTGCGATGAAAAATGGCGCTCAATTGTTCCCTGTCGGGGTTGATGGAGTGAAGTCGCTGTTGTTTGGGCGCTTGAAACACAATGATCCAGGCCCTGGATACCTTCATTTCTATCCAACTGTTGGTCCTGACTACTTTGCAGAGCTAACTGCTGAGCGGCAGGTGCTCAGATATCGCAATGGTTTCCCAGAGCGTGTTTGGGTGAAGAAAAGCCAGAGTCCGAACGAGGCGCTGGACGAAATGGTCTACGCATACGCTGCATTGCACCGGCTTTATCAGAAATATGACCGGCGGAGCATTTGGGAGCAGTTTGAACGCCGTAATGAGCCTAATAAGGCGTCTCAGCTAGGATTAAAGCAACAAAAACGGCCTAAACGCCGTAATTTCGTCCAAAGCTGGTAGTCCCGTGAACATCCCAAGCGAGATCCGGGCTGGTGACACCGTCAAATGGAGAGATGACTCCTCGACGGATGTTTTCGGCAACGAAATCAAGAGTGACGAGTGGACGCTCAAGTACTACTTGAGGTTCAACAGCGGGAATGAAGCGCATACTGCGACTGGCAGTGTGTATGGAACAGGCTGGGAATTCACGATTTCAGCTAGTGACAGCGCAGTATTTGATCCCGGGACTTGGTATTGGCAGGCAGTAGCAACAAAAGCGTCAGAAACACTGACGCTTGGCTATGGCACGTTAACCGTTGAGGACAACCTTGCTTATACGACTGGCCCTGGTGCTTACGACGGTCGTTCGCAGGTCAAAAAAGACTTAGATGCAATTCAAGTGGCAATCAGGACACTGATTGCAGGCGGAGCAGTACAGGAATACAAGATTGGTAATCGCAACCTGAAGCGTTACGACTTGGCTGATTTGATTCAACTTGAGGCGCGATACAAGGCCGAAGTGAAGCGTGAAGAGCAGGCGGAGCTGATCGCCAATGGCCTTGGCAATCCGCGCAACATGTTCGTGAGGTTCAACTGATCATGGGTATTCGTTCGAGCGTCATGCACTTCTTGGGCTTTGGCAAGGCGCCTGCCCGTGTATTCCGTCGTGCCTACAGCGGCGCGATGGTCTCTCGATTGACATCGGATTGGATGTCGACGCAGGCCAGTGCTGATGCCGAGATCAGAGGCAATTTGCGCAGGTTGCGGGATCGTTCCCGTGAGATGGTGCGGAACAATCCGTATGCGCGGCAAGCGAAGCGGACAACGCAGATCAATGTCATCGGCACCGGCATCAAGCTGCAATCACAGGTGCTGCAGCTGCGTGGCAGTAAGCGGGACAACCGTATTAACAACGAGATTGAGCAGAAATGGTCTTACTGGACACGGCCTAACGCTTGTGACTGCTCTGGCCGGTATAGCTTCCACGATTTTGAATGGCTGGCTGCTGGCGCGATGTGCGAATCAGGCGAAGCGTTGTTCCGCATTGTGCGGCGTCAGTTCGGCGAGTCGAAGGTGCCTTTGGCATTGCAGATGATTGAAAGCGATCTGCTCGACGAGTCATACAACGGTGCAACCGGCAAAAAGGGCAACGAGTGGCGCAATGGCGTTGAAGTTGATGAGTGGGGCCGCCCTGTGCGGTACGCGATCCTGACTCGTCACCCTGGCGATACATTTTTCCAGGGCAATCCTGTTCCTGACAGGAAGCACGTTTTCTTGCCTGCAGATGATGTGATTCATCTGTTTATGCCTGAAAGGCCAGGTCAGAACAGGGGTGTGCCTTGGTTCCACAGCGTGATGGCAGATGCACATCAGCTGCAGGGATACGAAGAAGCAGCCGTAATTCGTGCTCGTGCTGGTGCAAGCATTATGGGATTTATTACAAATAACGAGGGAGAATTGATCGCAGATGATGTCGAAAACAGCGAAAGAATCTCAGAGTTTTCTCCTGGAACGTTCAAATATTTGAGTCCTGGTGAACAAATAACAGTGCCAGATATTGACTCTCCGGATCAACAATTCGAGATGTTTGTCAAAAACAAAGTCAGGCGTTTTGCATCGGGCTTTGGCTGCTCGTATGAGACGTTGTCTCGCGACTTCAGCGACACCAACTACAGCAGCTCAAGGCTGTCATTGCTGGAGGACCGTGAGCACTGGCGTGTTGTTCAGAAGTATCTGATCGACAACCTGCACATGCGTGTGTTCCGCGAGTGGTTGAACCTTGCAGTCTTGAGTGGCTACTGCAACTTCCCTGATTACGAGCTGCGCCCTGAGCGTTATTTGTCTCCTCGTTGGATGCCGCGTGGTTGGAGCTGGGTTGATCCGCTCAAGGAGGTCAAGGCTTATCGCGAGGCTGAGCAAGCTGGCTATATGACGAAGCAACAGGTCATTGCCTACTCAGGCGGTGATTTTGATGACAACGTCGCTGAGCTTGCTCGTGAGCAGCAAATCGCTGCTGACGCAGGAATCAAGCTAGACAAGGATCTTGATTTGACTGACGAGACTATGCAGCTCTCGTTGCTTGAATCAGAAGAGCCACAGCCCACCCGCAAGCGGACAAATGGCAAACGTAAACGGAGTTGAGATTGACCTTATGCCCAACGAGGGCATGAGGACTGAGGCTCAGCGTTATCGCGACTGGAAAGCTGATGGTGAGGGTGGCGGCACTGACGTTGCTCGTACCAGAGCGAGTCAGATTTTAAGTGGCAATGAGCTGTCACCCGACACAGTTGTGACCATGTCTGCTTGGTTCGCAAGACACCTTGTGGATAAACAGGGCAAGGGATTTAGCCCTGGGGAAGAGGGTTATCCAAGCAATGGAAGAGTCGCTTGGGCTGCTTGGGGCGGTGACGCGGGCAAGTCTTGGTCAGACGCTCGATCAAAGCGGATCAAGAAGGCACGGGAAGGTAGACAACTTATTAGCAATAATGAGGAAGAACTCTTGACTTCTATGGAGCAGGAACAAGAAAGGGCAGCACCTGATGCCCTAAAGACTGGAGACTTTGTCTCTTGGAATTCATCAGGTGGTCGCGCTGAAGGTCGCATCGATCGGATTGAGCGTGACGGAACCATCGATGTTCCTGACTCTTCATTCACGATCACCGGCACCGAGGATGATCCTGCGGCGCTAATCACTCTTTATCGCGATAGAGAGGCGACTGATCGGAAGGTTGGGCACAAGTTCAGCACTCTGACCAAGATCGCTCCGATTCGTGCCGAAGAGGCTGAAGAGGATCGAGTTGAGCAGCCCGAAGAGAAGCGTTCTGTTGTCGGCGAGCGCATGCAGCGCACCGAGGCAACTGATATCCGCTCTCTTGATGAGCGGACTTTTGAGTTTCCTTTCAGCTCTGAGTACCCCGTCACGCGGTATTTCGGCACTGAGGTCCTCAGTCACGACACCGAGGCACCTAACTTCATGCGCCTGAATGATGGCGCTCCGTTCCTTTTCAACCACAATCCTGACAAAGTTCTGGGTGTGGTCGAGCGGGCCTATTTGGATGAGGACAAAAAGCGTGCTTATGCAAAAATCCGCTTTTCGCGCTCTGATTTCGCCAAACAGTATCTAGATGACGTTAAAGACGGCATCTTGCGCGGTATTTCCTTTGGCTACTCAATCGATGAGGTTGAGCAACGCGAAGAGGGTGTGCTTGCTACTAGCTGGACGCCTCACGAATTGAGCCTTGTTTCGATTCCGGCTGACCCCACAATTGGAATCGGACGTTCACTTCTTTCGGAAGAGCCT